GTGCATGGGAAAATAGAGATGTTCTTACAAACGCAAGAATAAAAGAGGACATAGCAAATTTAAGAGATTTTGTTGAGGATATAGAAACTGCAGCAGGAAACACTAATATATATAGAGCTAAGTTTTTCCATCCAGAAGCTACATCAGGATATACTTTCTCAACAATAAAACCTTTAGTTTCACCTACTGGACTTCTTAATGCAGGAATTAATGGTGCAGATGTTCTTACAAGTTATAATGCAGGACAACCTGGACAACCTGCTAGCAAATCTGCTAGTGCATACGGTCCTGAACAGAATGTACAAGACTTCCCAAGCGCAAGTCCTGCAAGATTTGCATGGTCAGCGGATCTAGATAATAGTCCTGCCAACCCACAACAATACTGGTATGATGAAATAAGAAATGCATTAATAGCCTTTGGATATGGAGTTTAGTAAAATCAAAAATTATAGATAGAGATGACAATAATAATAACATTAAGTTTTGCAGGTAATGAAACAGGTCCTTTTGATCTATATTCTGACGCAACTAATTTTGCTACACCGTTTGCACAAGGTATATCTAAAGCAGCTTTATTAGCTGGATTTCAGGTTAATGCACCTGCAGGAACTACTGTTGTTAGATTGGATGACTTAAGTGGTCTTTGTTTAAATACTGAAACAGATATTTACACTTGTGCTACACCAAATTGTGATTTTGCTGGAGAGATACTTTGTAATATTACAACTACAACTACTACATCTACTCCACCAACAACTACCACAACAACAAGTTATTTCCCAGATCCATTTGGTATACCATGTTTATGGTCTACTGATGGTGGTAATTCAGGAAGTGTAGCTGTATATAACTTTAATACTAACACAAGTACAACTGTATTAGTTCCCAATGACTTTACTGACACAGTAGGTATTGAAAGACCTATTTGTGCTACAGAAGATAAACTATGGTTAGCTAGTATAGTTGATCAAGGTTCTAATCCAACTAATGATAATGATGATAAAGTATACATTAGAGAGTGGAATATAGATGGAACTACACCAAATGCTCCTACATTAACTTATGTAAGAGAGATAACAGTTCCTATGGGACAGACTTATGGACATAATCTGGGAGGAACGTCTGTATGGGCTATGACTGCAATAGATAATAATACACTTATTGTTGGAACAGGTAATAGATATGCTTCAGCACCATCAGAAGGTACTGGTGGTACTAATTCAATTTATGTTTCTGAATTTAGTATTGCAGCCGCAGGAAACATTATGATTGACTCAAATGATATATCTTCTGAGTGGGCAGCTCATCCAGGAACTAATGCAAGTAAGTTGAGTAACCTTACTTATACAAATTCAGGACAACTTGTATTAGGATGGAGATGTGATCTTACCCCTAGTGGAGCTGGTCAGGAATATGCAGTAGGTAATTATTTAGTCGTATTCCCTGTAACTCCATCTAGTCCTGACTTTAGTATAAACAATCAGGTTATGCCTAGAATATTACTTCAAGATTATGGATTGCCAGAATTTTCAGCAGGTTATAATGGACCTAAAGATGTACCTTTCTGGGGTGTAAATGGATTAGCACAAGTTTTACAACCAGAAACTTTAGAGGTATACACAGTAAATCAATCAATTCCTAATAATGTAACATCCAATACTTTTGTAAATAGTTCAAATAACTGGTTAAGTTCAGCTACAAACTGTTCTAACATTAATTTTATATCAGGTGATCCTGACCCTAATTGTGGTCTTACTTATTTCCCTAACCTATTTGATGGCGATGGTGGTAGTTCTAATAATAATTACCTAGGACCTCAGACATTTACTTACTTTGGAATGACGTGTACAGCAAGTTTATCTAATAACTTAGGTGCTTGGTTTGTAAGCAATACAGATGGTGGTTTCTTAGGATGTAGTGGACTTATGTCACCTGATTCTGAGGGAGAAGATGTACTTTTAGGTGTACAAGGTAATGACTTTAATATTACAATTAATTTCCCTGTAGCAGTTAATGATATTCCAATTAGAGCTAGTGTTCTAAATAGTAGTGCAGACGGTACAGGTGGAGATGTATATTATGTAGAAACTAATGGTGGAACTCCAACACTTTCTATAAATCAAGGATGTTTAGTTCAAGTTGATGGTAATAAACTGTGGGGTGGAATGGTAAATCCTAATTTACCTGGTACTCCTGTTATTAATAATGCTGGGGATGGAGAGTTTAAAGTTACTGCTCTGGCTAACTATACATCTATGACTATATATGGTAATGCTCCAACTGGTGGAAAATTATTCTTAGGATGTCGTCCTTTAAATTGCCATAATATGGTATACATAAGATATGGAGGATTGGGTTGTTCTGATCCTGAAGAAGCAGGACGTTGTGTAGCTCCACCAAATGTTCCAGTAGCACAAACTTCTTATCAGCCAATTAAGATGTGGAATAAAACAACAGGTGCAATTACAGAAGTAGGACCTCCACCAGGTGAAGGTTTTGCTTCTGGCGATATTGGTATAGGTAATAATATACTTGTAGTATCAGCTAACTTTAACTATCAAAATCCAGCAGCACCTCCTACAGATCAGTGTTTTATAAAATATAATTATGTTAATGAAGCTGAGGTTCCTACCAATTTAGAATGGGATGAGGTAAGATATGTATTACCTCCTGTCTGGGATCAGTTCAATAACGGTTTTATTCCAAACATTGAAGTAATAAATGATAACACAATAGGTTTAACTGTAAGTACAACAAGTGGTGGTTTTGATCCTTTATATGATACTAGATTCTTAGAGTGTACGTTCCCTGAAAATGGTACAGAAATGATTACTGTAGAAAAGTTTGCACTTGCTGGAGCAGGTGTTAACAATGCTGGTAATGCAGGAGATTTACTAATTACATATAAAGAAGATGGTGTAACACCAAATAAAGTAATAACTGTAGGAGCTGTAGATCCCTACGTTGTTAATAATGTTATAACTGGTCATCTTGCAGTTCAACAATATGATTATGAAACAGGAGTTTTAGAGGTAAGTACAAGAGCTGAAGACTTTGGGGTTGAGACTGGAGGAGCAGCAGCTATTGCTCTATTTGACGGAAAACTTTATGTAGGTGCTACTACATGGGCTACAGTAGATCTAGAGCCTCCATATGCATGGACTGAATTAGTACCTAATGCTCCTGGTACACCTGATGCAGCTGGTGGAGCAAGTCAAATACCTGGATGTAGAATAAGTGATGGATTTATTGTAGATCCTAATGTATCAACTACAACTACTAGTACTACTCCTAGCCCATCAGGACCCAAGACAATTTGGACATGGTTTGAATCAGAAATAAATCAATAAAATATGAAAGTAACAAAAGAAATAAAAGATAAAATAGATCATATAATAAAAACCTTTGCAAAAGGTAATACGACTATTGTTTCTGTTGGACTAGGTCAAAAGGTTTCTGCTGGTAAAGTTACAGGAGATGCTGCTATTGTAATTGGAGTTACTGAAAAGAAACCAATTGAAGAATTGTCTTCTGAGGAAATTATGCCAAGTGAAGTTACTGTAGGTAATGAAGTTATTAAGATAGATATAATGCAACAGTCTCCAGTTCAACTCTTTGCTACATGTTCTGATTGTGGAGGATGGAATGGATCTAACTCTGGACAATTTACAAACAGACAATTTACTAGACCTTTAAGAGGAGGAGTAACAATGACTTCTATAAACAATACTCCTTCTGTTGGTACATTAGGAACATTTGTACAAGATATAGCATCAGGAGCTATAATAGCACTTACTAATAATCACGTAACTATAGAAAATCCTACATACACAAGCGATAGAAACTTAGCTGCTGCTACTGTAGACAATGATTATGATCCAATAAATAGAATATATCAAGGTACAGAAGCAGTTGGTCAGGTTCAACCTGTTAATGAAGTAGGAATAAGTTTAAGATATGTTCCAATTCATTTAACTAATACAGGATTTGTTAATCAAGTGGATGCTGCAATATACTCTGTAAACTTTCAAGACATTGAGACTGAAAGTGTACCTTCATCACAACAATATGCATCATGGCAACCTATAGGTCTTGAAAGTGTAATAACTAATCAAAATCCTCCGTTTGCTACAACAGCTGAATTAGATGATATATATAATACAAACCCAGACATTTGGACATCAGGAAGAACTTCAGGATCTAGAGGTAAAGGAGTATGTGGACACCTAAGAGTGTATCAGGCACCTGTTGCTTCTAATGTTGCTACTGCTATTGGGACTGCAAGCTACAATGATCTCATTGCTGTAATTCGACCAGACGATACTACTCCAGAATCTCAACAACCAGGATGTTTAAATCCAGGATTACCAGGAGACTCAGGTTCTGCTGTATATGCTGAATTTGGTGGTGTTAAGAAATTAATAGGTCTACTTTTTGCTGGTACTTGTAATATGGCAATGATGCCTGCAGAATATAATGGTAACCCATGTTGCTCTGGTACACCAGGATTAAATTCATGTAGTACAATTTTTTATCTTTGTAGAATAGATAGAATTGCTGAACAGCTAGGGATTGAATGGTGGGATGCTGCAGCTGCAAATCAATACACTGTTAACAAAGATACTATGGAGTATGTAACAGAAGCTGGAGGAAGCGATCAAAGAACTAAATTCTGTAACGGTAAGTTACATTACCAAGCAGGATTAACTAATACATTAAATAACCCTTGTATACCAACACCTTAAAAATATAAAATATCATGTCAAATAATTGCTCAAATTGCTATAACGGATGTACTGAAGTATCTTCAGACAAATGCGTTAAATATACAGGAGTAGATGTCCCTGTCTTAGGAATAAAACATGGAGACTCTCTATCGTTTGTAGAACAATCTCTAATAACTTATTTATCATCAACTCTTAATGGGACAGGGGTATTTCCTATAATTCCACCATCTATAATATGTCCTACAGTACAGAGTAACTTAGATGATTGTAATCCATTATCTTTAAATAATTATTTAGAGGGCATAATTAAATCATTGTGTCAAATTGAAGAAACTATAGGTGTTATTCAAGAAGAGGTGCCTACTGATCCATATATACTAGGATGTCTTAGTGTTCCAGGTATCACTGATGACCCTAATGCTACAAGCACTGATACACAAGCTGTAATACAAGCTGTAATTAATAAGGTTTGTGAAGTTCAGCAGAATCTAAATAACTTTATAACATATGTAAATAATACTTTTGTTGCAATTTCAGATATAAATACATACATTGAAAACTACATAAATAATGATCCAACTCAAACTTTAATTAACAACAGAATGGTTCCCTTTTCTGCTACACCATATTTTGGAAGCTTAGGTAACTTTGATGCTTCTGGTGCTGGTATAGGTGATTGGGATAGAATATTTTTATGTAATGGTGCTAATGGAACTCCAGATCTTAGAGGAAGAGTTGTTGTAGCATCTACAACAGGAATGCCTGGAGGTGGTGGTCTTGATCCAGCTGTAGTTCCAGTACTTGGACAAGTTCCAGAATGGAGTTTAGGTACTACTAGTGGAGCGTATAGAGTAACGCTAGACTCATCTGAAATACCTCCACATACACATGTTTCAACTGTAACCTCTAGTCTTACTCCAGAAAGTCATACTCACAAAGTAGTTTCATTAGGGACTGCTAATACTCAAGATCCAGTTCAAACTGACCAACAAATAAGACAAGGTTATTCAACTGGTGGTAATTTAGGATACGCAATGAGAGGAACATCTTCTCCAGCTACAAACGGATTAACAAGTGAAGTTACTCAAACTTTAAATGTTGGTGTATCACTAGCAGATACAGGAGGTGGACAAGATCATGCTAACTGGCAACCTGGATACGGAGCATATTATATAATTTACATACCTTAAAATAAAAACAAAATGGCATACTTACCTGTAAACCCTTGCTGCACTGATGTAGTTTTAAATAGCCCTTGTGGATGTACATCAAATTGTAACTGTTCTACAAACTCATGTGGAACAAATGGTTCTCTGTCAAGCACAGTTGTGTATGATGGTCCTACAACTCCATGTACAAACATAGAAGCTTGTGACACATTGAATGTAGCATTATCAAAAATAGATGCTCTTCTTTGTGCATTACAAGTTCAACAAGTTAAAAACACTCAAGAGATTGCTGCAATGAAAGCTCAAATAATTGATATAAATAATCAAATAACAAATATTAATAATAACTGTTGCTCATAATTATGACTGTACTTTTAACAATACCTACTATAGGTACCGATGCTGATAACTTTGAACTTTATTCAGATAAAGATAACTTTAGTGATCCTTTTGAAACAGGTATATCTAGAGCAGATTTATTAATTGGATATACTAGTTCTGTTGTACCAGACTATTCAAGTATAGTAAGAGTTACATCTAGCTTTAAGTGTATTAATTCTTTAGATATTACACTACAATAAATTAAAATAAACACAACAATATAAGATATGTTAATACAAATAACCATAACTATTCCTCCGTCTGGCATTGCTGGACCGTTTGATTTATTTTCAGATGCAGATGGATATGTTTCCCCTTTTGAAACACAAGTACCAGCTACAGAATTAGAGTCTGGTTATGTTGTAGAACTTCCTATAGGTGCAACTATTATTAGAGTTTGCTCTGTAGGTGACTGTGAAAATTGTATTGACATACCAACTAATTGCCCAACTACTACAACAACATCATCTAGTAGTACAACAACTACAAGTACTAGTAGTACATCTACTACTACATCAACTAGTTCAACAACAACAACAAGCACTACAGCACCACCTCCTTATAAGTTTAACTGGGAGTTGCGAAGTCAAACTCCATCAACTATAGGAACTGTAAATCTTAAAATAACTGTAGACGGAATATCTGTTGTAAATTCTACAATAACTGTAGGTAATACTATACAATCTGGTCAATTACTTATCCAAGCTGGAGCTATTGTACAAGCAACTATGACTAATGAAAAAGTTGGATCTTGGGATTTTGGAAACAAGGTAGTTAAAAATGGAAGTTTATATCAACCAAATGATACATGTAATCCTTGTGTTGATGAATTAATAACTCCACTTTTCCAATCTTATGTAATGGAATCTTTCGATCAAGACTGGTTTTTCGATGGTGTAATTATAGTTCCAACCACAACTACTACTACAAGTTCTTCAAGTACAAGTACAACAACAAGTACAAGTACATCTAGTACCACAACTACTACAACTACGTGTGATTGTAGCTTAAATGGTCTTTCTGCGGTATATGTAGTACCACCAACTACTACAACAACAACAAGTTCTAATCCAATTGTAGATCCAGGAGCAATATCATCTCAAACAAATCCAAGTATATCAGATTGTTCCTTAGTACTAGATAGTCTTTGTTATATACAACATCAAGCAGTAGGAACAATAAGTGTAAATGATAGAATATTTAATAATCCTGGAGCTACTAACCCATTTAATGGAAATGGAAACTTTTATAAAATACGACTTAATACAAATGCTAGTCAATACTCTGCTAGAGTAAACAGTAGCGGATATATATTAGCTCCAATATCAATATGTTTCTAAATAAAAAAAAATAAACTATGGCAGCATCAAATGTAAGAATTAGCTTAACTTCAGCAGGAGTCTGTTCTGGACCTGTAAATATATTTTCAAATGCAGATGGTTTTACAACACCATTTGCAACAGGTATCTCAATAGCAATATTAACAGGACTCTTTGGTTTTTTAACACCTGTTCCTGCTGGTACAACTATAGTTAGAGTTCAGAACGCAAATCTTAATTGTCAAAATTACGAACAAGTACTAATAACATAACAAATGACAGGAGCAATACAATTTTCACAACTAGGTGTAGATACAGGACCTTTTTACTTGTACTCAGATATAAATGACTACACAGCACCAATTGAATCAGATATAACTAGAGATCAATTACTAGCAGGTTATCCAACAGATCAAATACCTGACAATACACAAATTATTAGAGTAGTCTCTTTTGGAAGCTGTATAAATACTGTAGAAATAATAGTGGAACCTCAATAATAAAAAGTCTTGTTTTGTTGGTTTTACAAGGCTTCTCCTAGGGTGTAATAGCCCTGGGAGTTTTTTATTTATAACTAAACTAGTTATAAAGAATAACCATCCTTAGTAAATTTATTTGTAATATCCAAAATAAATTTCATATCTTTACCATATTTAACTAAACCCACACCTTATGTCTTACTCTGAAGATTTACTTGTCCAGTTAAAATCATTACTAGCTTGGAAGAAAAGTAAAAAGTTTTATGCTGATAAATTAAATATTACAGAAGATGAAGTAAATGAGTTACTGAAAGAAATAAAAAAGCAAGATGAAGATCCTGCAGAAAACTTTATTAAAGAGGCTGGTAAACTTAATGAGCAAATTGAGTTTGTAAAAAAAGTAAACAATGAAAAGGGAACAATAGAGAGCACAATAACTCTTGACTTTGAGCCAAAGAATGATATAGAGCTAGCAGAGTTACACAAGATAGATTTAGAAAAGTATATAATTACTAACTATTGGTCTAAAGTTCTACCTACTGGAAAGTTTACATCTTCTATCTTTTCTAAAAGAAAAGGTCCACAAGATTACACAGCTGATGATTTCAGCAAGTTCTTAGAGAACTATAAATCAAACTACATTCCTATTCCTGCTCCTGAGATGGAGCTAAAACCTCTGGTAGATATTGAGTTATCTTTATCAGATTATCACTTAGCTAAAAGATATGTTGATGGAGATAATGATCCACAAACTAGAGCTAATAGATTTGTGCAAATAGCAGAAGCTTTAACTCATAAAGTTAGATCTATTTATAATATAAATAAAGTGGTGTTTCCTATATCTAATGATTTCTTTCATACAGATAATTATCAGAACACTACAACTAATGGTACTCCTCAAGATATAATATTAGATTATGCATCAGAGTACGAGATGGGATTTAATCTTTTAGTAGATACTATTAAAATGTTAAAGACCAATTCTAAACATGTTGAGGTTATTTTAGTACAAGGTAATCACGATAGAACTAAATCATATTACTTAGCCCATGCACTAGATATATTCTTTAAAGAAGATGATAATATATCATTTGTTAGAGAAGAAGGATTGATTAAAGCAACTGTAGTGGGTAATACGTTTATTGGATTCCATCATGGTAACTGTAAGATTGATGCCTTACCTTTACTATTTGCTACACATCCAACTTATAGTAAGTGGTTTGGAGATGCTACGTATAGAGAAGTTCATACAGGTGACAAGCATCATTATATGGCAAAGGAAATAAAAGGAGTTAGGATACAACAAATGCCTAGTTTATCTGGAACAGATAGGTGGCATAAAGATAATAATTTTGTACATAGTGTACGAGCTGCTCTAGCTTTGGTTTATGATTTTAAAGTAGGCAAAGTAGCTGAATTTGAAGAAAGAATATAATTATGGCAACATTGAGAAAATTAGTTTCAGATATAAGATCTACACATAAGATCTTATCTACTGATGCGCTTATAACTGATAGAGCAATAGCATCTGAAGTTAGAGTTAACGCATTGACTTTAATTAAAAGAGAAACTAATATAAGAAAACTCTGGGCCAGTGATACTTTATTTACTACTATTCCTTGTTTGGAAATGGTTGAAGTCCCTATATCTGAATGTTGTGAGTTTGCTGATGAGTGTACAGTTGCAAGAACAAAATATAAACTCCCAAGAATGTCTGAAGGAAATTACCAATATGTAATTCAAGGTGTATATTCTATAAATGCTATGGGAGGAAAGGGTACTAAATTAAAAGAGATAACAATAAATAGATACTTAAATTTATTAAAGTTACCAATAATTAAAAAGCAAAGTTACTTTTGGATATCTAATGGTTATATGTACATTAACAATCCTTTATTAAAGTCAATAAGATTAGCTGCTTTATTTGAAGAAGATGTACCTAATGAAATAATGTATCCAGATTGTGATTGTGGAAGTTCTAGTTATACTGACGAGGATTACTGTAAGAACCCTTTAGATAAAGAGTATGCTCTTCCAGGTTACTTAGAACAACAAGTACTAGCTATGACATCTACAAAACTTTTATCTACATACTTCCAACTTAAAGATGACATGAGCAATGAAGGTATAGATGGTCAAGCTCCTAATGCACAACCTACTAATTAAAAATTGTATAAATGTCTAGAGTCTCTGTGGATTGGAGAAGTGCAAGTAAAGATAACTACAAAGATTTTTGTAAGAATAACCCTCTTGTAAATTTAAACTTTGATGAGTGGAGAAATATACTCTATACATTTAATGATTCCTTTAAACATCACATACTAGAAACAGGTGAAAAAGAAAAACTTCCCTGTGGGTTTGGAGACTTCTCAATAAATAAGAAGAAAAGAAGAAAAGTTAAAGGAGTAGGAGGAAAAGAGTTTATCAATCTTCCTATTGATTGGCAAAAAACTAAAGAGAAAGGTAAAGTTATATACAACTTTAATTATCATACTGAAGGATATTTCTTTGGATGGTTATGGTTTAAAGAGTCTGCAAGATTTAGAAATGCAGACCTTTGGTATTTTAAACCATCTAGAGACACATCAAGATTACTATCTCATTATATAAAAACTGATAAAAAGTACCAACATACGTACAACGAATGGAAAAAATAAGTTATGTCATACTATTATAAATATAATTTCGTATCACCAGAGCCTCTATATGCAACTGTAAAAGAAGAACTTAAAAGTTACTTTGATACTGGTGCAGTAGATGATTTGTTATTCCCTACATATTTAGACAAATGTTTAAAGAAGCTGGGAAGAACTACTTACATAATTAGTGAACAAGTTTTATTTATAGAAGACTTTGAAGCAAGATTACCAGATAACTTTCATGCAGTTAGAGAAGCGTGGATGTGTACATCTATACCAGGCAACCCTTATCCTTCTGCTACATCATTTTATTCACAAGCAGCTAACGCAACAACAATACAAATATCTCCACTAACAATAGGAGGAACTCCTTGTAATAATCCTGAGTGTCAACATCCAAGTTGTGATGGTACGTGTATGCCTGAATTAGTTCAAGCTGTATACAAAACAAACAATGAAATAGCTAGATCATATAGACATAGCTATTTATTAAAACCAGGAAATATATCTACTAGAAAACAATGCGATGTAAATTATAGAAGTGACTGGAACAATTTTGCTCCACCAGTTCGTGAGTTTACTCCTGGTTCTGCTACTTATGATTCTTTTGATATTAGAGACAATAAGTTTGTCACTAATTTTAGAAATGGTGTAGTTCATTTATTGTTTTATTCTGCTGAGTATGATGATATAGGTAACCAATTGGTTCCTGATAACTATCGTATAGCTGAATATGTAGAAGCTTTTATTAAATTTAAAGTGTTTGAAATATTAACTAATCAAACAAATGATGAAACTTTTAATCAGCTTCAACAGAAGTTAGCATACTATAAGCAGGAATATAATGAAAAATATATAGAGGCAGAGATTGAGGTTAAAAAACAAACACCTTGGGAAAAGCAAAGAAGAATTAAAAAAGATTTAAACAGGTTCAATATGTATGAGTTACCTAATCGAACCAATAGATACGGAAGTAGAAGAAGACGCAATAATTAAGAACTATGGCTAAAGATCAATCAAATGGTACTTCTGGGACATCTGGAAACTCAAGAAGAACCAATATAACGATGAACTCTGCAACTGCTAGAACAGGATTAAATCTAGACAGTTCAATTAATCAGGTTGGTCCTGGAAGGCTTACGTATGCTTTAAATGCTGCTATAGAAAACTTTGACTCTAGTTCTGTTAATTATCAGAATGAGCCAGGTAATGAGTTATGTCTTGTTTTTACTACTGGTTATAAATTAATTGGGGAACATTTTATTCCAGAAAAAAGAAAGAATATTTTCTTTTTATCAAACCCTGACACAGGAGGAAGTGAGATAGGATACATGGATAATAATGATTGTGTATATCGTGTATTAGTTAATGCACCTTGTTTAAACTTTAACACACAGCATCCTATTCCTAAAATTGTACACAGAATAACTAATTGTACAACAGAGATATACTGGACAGACGGAATTAACTCTAGAAGATACCTAGATATAGAAAACATTCCTTATAAACTTATAGCAGGAACACCTAGTTGTGATCCTGTATATGGTAATGAATTAGATTGTAACCAAATTAAATTACAACCTAATTTTTCCATACCTTCTTTAGAAGTTTCCAAAGTTGAAAATGTAGGATCTTTAGTTGCAGGAACTTATCAGTTTGCAGTTCAATACGCAGATGCAAGTGGTAATGAACTTACATCGTACTACTCTGTAACAAACCCAACACCTATTGCTGATGAGTTTGTAACAACAGTAAACTTTGACTATCCTGTTGGAAAGTCTATTATTATAAGTGTAAATGATTTAGATATAACAGGGCAGTTTCAGTACTTTAATTTAGCTGTAATAAAAACTATTAATAATATAAGCTCTGCTGAATTAGTAGGTACTTATAATATTGAAGAGCCCTTTAAAGATATTACTTATACAGGAGCAGATCAAACATCTATTCAATTAGCAATGATTGATATTTTTGAAAAGTTTCCATATTATGATATAGCTCAAGATGTTACAGCTGTGCAAGATGTTCTTGTATGGGACAATCTTACATCTATTGATAGAATTAATTATCAATCTATTGCTAATCAAATAGAACTTAAGTGGGAGACATATAGAATTCCAGCAAGTGAAAACTATGCAGATGAACTAAATGCTACTCACTTACGTGGGTACATGCGTGATGAGGTATATGCATTTGAAATAGTATTCTTACTACGAAACGGTAAACAAACAGATGGTTTTCATATTCCAGGTAGAGAAGTTAATCAACCTGTAGACAACCCTCAAGATATACCAAGTACAAATAGTGATTTTATTGGTGAACCTGATTACTATATAGGTGATGTAGGATATAAATCATATTGGAAAGTTTATAATACAGCAACAGTTTCTGAGTTTTCTTCAGGTTATGATCCTACAGATGCAAGTTATAAAGGACCTTATCAATATGGTGAATTTGCATTTTGGGAATCTACAGAAGAATACCCCTGTCAAGATGATGTGTGGGGAGATTTAGCTGGACAAAAAATTAGACATCATAAATTTCCAGATGTTTTAGTTAGCCCTATTATTGAGAACGGTCAAATTGTTTATGATAATGATCAGATTGTACCTACTATGCAAGATGATGCAGTATTTCCATTAGGTGTTCGCATTAGTAATAGTGAACTTAATTCATTAATTTCTACGTCTGATTTATCAGATGATTTAAAAGATAATATTGTTGGATATAAGATTATAAGAGCAGACAGAGGAACTAATAAGTCTGTGATAGCAAAGGGTATGCTCAGGAATGTAAACACGTACACTCGAGATGATCAAGAATATTATTATCCAAATTATCCTTATAATGATTTAGGGGTTGATCCTTATGTATCAGCATCTAATAACGCTTGGACTGATGAATCAGAACCTTGGTTACTATATTTACCTTCAACTGAAACAATATTCTCTTGGGAGGATTTTCTTGGTGGTGGTAGTGGATTTATTGAAATTACAATAAATGATGAGCAAGGAGTATATGAATATACAAGCGCAGCAAATGGTAGAGTTGCACAAGCAGCTATTGAATTAGACACACAGATTGAAATATGTTCTCTTACAAGACCAACTGCTCTTCTTGGTAGGATTCTAATAGGCCCTGGTAATTATGACGTGTGGGCAGTGTCCGCACCAAACTGTGGAAGTTGGGGAGTTGACTGGTATGATCCTTTTACAGATGATAATAGTGCAGAGATTTATAAGAAAAAATGGTTAAAGGGTTGGATTTGTTTTTGTTCTGCAGCTAATGACCAACATTTTCCAAGAGTAGCAGTGGGGCAAGAGACAGGTACTTATGATGCAGGTACAACATGTTGGGCATGTCCTTGCCAATCTAATAAAAACAGAAATTTACAAGAAGCAATAGAAATGCCTCCTGGAGAAATAACTAATACTAAAAAGTCTAGAAGATCTACATTAGGTTGTAAAATAGAACAACCAGTTAAACCAATTACAGAACTAAATGATGAAGAAGGTCTTTCTTATAGACAAATATTTAACTCACCAGATACATCTTTTGGA